GGTGAATTCAGCGGTGCGCGCGCGCTAGTTTGGGGTTGTTTCTTAGGGGGTTATATGCCCCATGAAGTGATGGAATTGGCTTTTCAGCGCAAAAGTCAGAGAAAAAGCACTTTTACAGAAAATTATTCCCGCAGATATTCACCGTCAAGCGCGGTGCATCAGCCGCATATGGGGCGGCAATGGATATTTCACTTACGGTAGATTTCAAAGACGTGGTGGCGGCACTGGACCAAACTGCCCAGCGCCAAATGCCTTTCATCATGGCCAAGACGCTGACCGGCATTGCCCAGGACGTGCAGGCGCAAGTAAAAAAGCAATTGGGCGTGAAGTTTGACAAGCCAACGCCATTCACCGTGCGCGGTGTGTTCATGGAACGCGCCGAGAAAACCCGGCTGCAGGCTGCTGTGTATTTCCCCGAAAGCCAGGACGCATCAGGCCGGGCGCAGCGTGAGTACATCCGGCCAGGTGCAGAGGGTACAGGTGCACGCCACCAGAAGAAAACCGAGTTTTTACTTTCGCGCATGGGTTTTCTGCCTCCCGGCTGGGTGACGGTGCCTGGTAGTTTCTTCAAGGATGGAAACAAGTTCGACCAATACGGCAACATTTCCGGCGCCTATTACAAGAACATCATTCGCGGGCTTGGCATGACCACCAAGCTAAAGCCTAAGCCGCTGACAAAGGCCGCGCAAAAGCGCGTGCGGACCATGGGCGTGGATAGTGAATACATCGCCATAGGTACCGGTACCAATAAGCTCGGAAAAAATGGCGGATGGTTGCCGGGCGGTGTTTACAAGCACACCGGACCAGGTGGGCAAAAGTTGGTGCAGTACCTGCTGTTTGTGCGCCGGGCAACCTATAGAGCGCGAATTGATTTGCAAGAGGAAGCATTGAAGTCGATGCAGGAAACCGGGCAAGCGCGCTTCGATGAAGCCGTCAAGCTGGTGACTGACCAATTCAAGGCGCGTTAATCATGCTGGATTTCAATTCAACTTGCACCCAAGCCGAGTTTGGTGAATTTGTTGGCATCAGCCAACCCGCTGTGAGTGATCTACTTACCCGCGCAGTGATACAGCCGGGCCACACCGCAGGCCAATGGCACCGCGATTACATCAGCCACTTACGCGAGCAAGCCGCAGGCCGTGGGGCTGATGGTGAGCTGGCATTTCAGCGCAGCGAATTGGCCCGCGTGAGCCGCGAGCGTGCAGAAATAAAACTGGCGCTTGAGCGTAAAGAATATGCGCCCGTGGCACTCATTGAACAAGTGCTTGCCACCGTTGGCCGCAGCATTGCCGGTGTGTTGGAGCCCTTGCATGCAACGCTTCACAAACTCTGCCCGGCGCTCACACCGGAAGACCTGAAACTGATTCAGCAAGAGGTTTCCAAAGCCTGTGACTTGGCCGTTACGGCATCGCTGGCCAGCTTGGAAGTGGAAGACGTTGGCGATGTTGTTGAAGACGTAGCAATCTTGGACGAGGCGGACGCATGAGCATGGTGCCCTTTTCCACTTGGACGCCTAGAAAACCGCCATGGGTTCATACCCCGGACGATGGCCGGGGAAAGCGCACCGTTTTTCTGGATGGCGTGGAGCTGCGCCAGGTGATCCATGCGGATGAATTGGCCGGTGTGGTGGAGTATTGCGAAATGCCTATACGAATTGCAGGCGGGCATGTCGTAACAACCCGCCGTACTGGCAATGTTGTGGTGAAGTTTGAGTAACCATGTGCGCACGCGATCTACCGCCCGAGCTTTTGGACCAATGGCCGCACCTTCCGCTGCCATTGCGTCAAAGTTTGCGCGCGGCGGTAGCCAAAGGGTTGGAAGCCTTGAAGACGCCCGAGCCGCTAACCCTAGACCAATGGGCCGAGCGCCATTTTTACCTATCCGCCGAATCAAGCCAGGGCGAAAAGCGGTGGGAGTCTTACCCGTTTCAGCGCGCCATGTTGTGCGCCATGGGCGACGATGACATAGAGGAAGTGGACGTAAAGAAAAGTGCCCGCGTGGGTTACACCAAGATGCTGTTGGCCAGCATTGGGTATGACGCGCACCACAAACGGCGCAATCAGTGCCTTTGGCAACCCACGGACGGCGATAGCGACGAGTTTTGCAAGGCCGAATTAGAGCCCATGCTGCGCGATGTGAAGGCAATGGCGTCGGTATTCCCTAAATTCATGGCCAAAAGCAAGAGCAATACGCTCAATATGAAAAAGTTTTTGGGCTCGCTGCTGTACCTAAAAGGCGGCACCAGCGCAGGCAATTTCCGCCGCATGACGCTGCAGAGCGCCAAACTGGACGAATTCGATGGCTTTGACCAGAAAATCGAGAAAAGCGCGGACCCTTTTACCCTTGCGCATAAGCGGCTGGAGGGGGCCACTTACCCGAAGATGATATGCGGTACCACGCCGCGCATCAAAGGCCTGAGCCACATCGAAAAGCGCGAAGCCGCAGCCCTTGCGCGCCTGAAGTTTCACATCACTTGCCCACATTGCGGTGTTGAACACCCGTTGATGTGGGGCGGCAAAGAATATGCCCACGGTTTCAAGTGGGACAGCCATGATCCCGAGGGCACGGTGCACCACGTGTGCCCGCACTGCCGCGAAAGCATTGTGCAAAGCGACTATTTGCGTATATGGGGGCAAGGCGAGTGGGTCAGTGATTGCGGCAATTACCGTTGCAAGCATGCGCCCGTGTACCAGTGGGCGGATAGCATAGGCGATCCGCTGATTCGCCCGCCGCGCCATGTCGCGTTTCATATCTGGACCGCCTACAGCCCGCAAACCACATGGGTAGCCATCGTGCGCCAGTTTTTGGAATGCGTTGCAGCTAAAAAGGCGGGCGACAAAGCGCCGCTTGAAGGGTTTGTGAATGAAACCTTGGGCGAGACATGGGAAGAAGAAGTAGACAAGTCCGACACCCATGCGCTTATGAGCCGGGCGGAAGACTACCCCATGCGCCGCGTGCCCGTGGGTGGCCTGCAGCTCTGCGCCGGGGTGGACGTGCAGGATAAACGCTGGGAAGTTACCGTATGGGCCTTTGGCCGTGGCGAAGAAATGTGGACGGTGGATTACCAGGTGATTGACGGTAACCCGGCTGATGAACGCGAATGGGAAGATCGCTTGCACCCGTATTTGCAAACCGCCTTTGCGCACCAGCACGGCGCGCCCATGAAAATCGCCGCCACCGCCATCGATACCGGTGGCCACTACACCCACCAGTGCTACAACTTTTGCCGCATGCACGCCGGGCATAAGTATTTCGCTATCAAGGGCGACAGTCAGGAGGGCAAGCCCATCAAAGGCCGCAGCTCCGCGCAGGATGTGAACTGGCGCGGCAAGATCATCAAACGCGGCGTCAAATTGTGGATGGTGGGTACCGACACCGCGAAGGATTTGATATTTGGGCGCCTCAAAGTCACCCAGCCGGGTCCAGGTTACGTGCACTTCTCCAAAAACCTGCCGGTGGAGTGGTTCAACGGGCTCACGGCTGAAGTGCGCCGCACCATTAAGACGGCCAGCGGTGTGAAATACCGGTGGGTAAAAACCGCCGCCCGCAATGAGCCGCTTGACACTACCGTCTATGCCATGTTCTGCAGCCAAATGCTGGACCATTACAAGCTCACAGAATCGCAATGGAAGCGGCTGGAAAACGATTTGTTGCCGGATTTGTTTGACGCCGGACCCGCCGAGCCCACGCACCCGGTATTTGAGCCGGTGCAGGCCACACAAATACAGGTAGACCAGGCGCCAAGTGCAATGCCCGCGCCCATTCAGCACACCAGTAGCTCACACAGTGAGCCACCCGCACCCGTTGGGCGCTTGGGTGGGATTACCAAGATCAATAAGCCCGAACGCATGAACGGCGGGCGCATATCGCTCGCGGGCCTGCGCCGTGGCGCCCCATAAACCCTTGAAAAACCCAAAATGATGCGCGACAACTTTGATTTTTCGGCCCTTGAACCTGACATTGTGACGGTCATACTGCAAAAAGTGGTGGCCATGGCGCCGGAATTCAGCGCAGCCCTTGCGGCCCAGGTGGAGGCGCAAGTGCGTGCAGAGTTTGGCGGGCAGCGCATTTTTGTGCCAAAAGTGGGCAAACGCATGGCGCCACAACAGCGCCAGGAGCTTTTTAACGATGGCCTGACCAACATGACGCAGGCCGAGATACTGGAAAAGCACAAAGTCAGCCGCGCCACCTTGTACCGCGTGATGAAAGGCGGGGGTGGGCGGTTTTCGTGATCTAGTCTCAATTTGCCCTATTTGAGACACCCCATTTTTGCGAAAGTCGGCCCCAACATTGGAGCCGATGCATGGCCGGATACACCCTTTTACAAGCGCAAACCCAACTTGATACATGGCTAGCGGCTAACTTGGCCGTAGCCAGTGGCCAGCGCTACATGATTAACGGGCGCGAGCTGTGGCGCGTAGACGCCAAAGAAATTCGCGGGCAAATCGACTACTGGAATCAGCAAGTCACGTTGCTTACCTACCAGCAACAAGGCCGCAGCCGCAGCCGCACCGTAGTACCGGGCTGATATGGCCAAAAAATCCCCCCCCGCACTCACCCAGCAAAATTTGCTGGATAAAGCCATTGCCTATCTTGCGCCGGGCATCGCCATGCAGCGCATCACGCAGCGTAACCAGCTCGCCATTTCTGGCGCCTACACGGGCGCCCGGATAGACCGTGCGCAACTCTCGCGCTGGAATCCGCTGAATGGTTCGGCCAACTCCGACACCATCCGCGATTTGCGCATGCTGCGCGCCCGAAGCCGCGACCAAATGCGTAACGCGCCGGTTGCGCTGGGTGCACTCAATACCAAAGTAAGCCACTCCATTGGCACGGGCCTGAGCTATTCGCCATCTATCGATGCCGACTTTTTGGGCTTGGATGACGAGCAAAAAGAGGAATGGGAAGATGACACCCGGCGCCGCTTCAACGCATGGGCGAACTCGCCCGATTGCGACATTGCCAGGCAACTCGATTTTTACGGCCTGCAGGAGCTGGCTTTTCGCAGTTACTTGGAGTCTGGCGACTGTTTTGCAGTAACCCCGCGCATTGCCCGCAATGGCAAAACCCGTTTGGCCATCCAGCTTGTGGAAGCTGACCGGGTTTGTAATCCGCAACTCACTCCAGACACCGCCCACATGCTGGACGGAATCGAAATCGTGCCCGAAACCGGCGAAGTGCTAGCCTACCACGTGGCCCGCCAGCATCCCGGTGGCAATAACTTCACCGGCAACATGTGGGACCGTGTTGCCGCCCGTGGTGCGCAAACCGGGCGCCGCAACGTGCTGCACATTTACAAGCCCTTGCGGCCCGGCCAGGTGCGCGGTGTGCCGTGGATCGCCCCCATCTTGGAGCCGCTTAAGCAGCTTGGCCGGTGGAGTGATGCCGAACTGAATGCCGCCGTTGTTTCTGGCCTGATGGCTACCTTTGTAACCATGGATGCCAACGCATTCCAAGACCTGTATGACGAAGATGCGCAGGGCGCCATCATCGACAGTGCTAGCAAATGGTCCGGCGAAATGGAAAGCGGCAAGGCCATCAACCTTCTGCCCGGCGAATCGGTAGAGTCGCCACCGCCCG